AAGACAATTCCTGTCAACCACCTAATCCGGGAGAACTTCTAACAAAAGAAGAATTCTATAATGAGATGGATACAAATAGTGAATTGTATAAAGAGTGGGAGAAATCTATTACAACTCTTTATTTTTACATATCAAAACAAAATAAAAATGAATAACTCGGAGGTAAACGATGACCAATTATGGGACCATTACAGTGGGCTACCAAATCCATTGTGGTATCAACATATAGCAGAAACAGATGAAGAAGAAGATACAAGTGATAGTAATGATATTACAGTTACTACTGAATAAAATAAAACGAAAAAGAAAGAGTATATGGGACTTGTAAACAAACAATACAAAGACCTTATTGGTGATGCTTATAAGAATTATGGACAGAAAATTATATCTGAAGGTTATCAATATTTAGTTGCAATAGGATGGCCTAGTACACAAGAAGAATTTATCAACAAAATCAAAACAGATAACGAATTTGCTAAAAGGTGGGATATTACAATTGAAACAAAAGAGTTGAGTGAAGACGAAAGAATAAACCTTCTTCACGTCAAACACGGAAATAAAGGTCATCATATAGAAGCAGGATTTAATATGTTAGATGAGTTTGATATTCCAACCAAAATAATAAGAGCAACATACAAAAACAAAACAATAGAGAGTTATGAATAAATTAGATTTACATTACCAAGCACTTCTTCAAGACATTCTTGACAACGGAGTAGAGAAAAAAGACAGAACAGGTACAGGAACAATCTCAGTATTCGGTAGACAAATACGTCACAATATGAAAGATGGTTTCCCTTTACTTACTACAAAGAAGATGCCATTCAAAACAATCGTAACAGAACTTCTTTGGTTCTTACGAGGTGATACAAATATTAAGTATTTGGTTGATAATGGATGTAATATTTGGAATGGTGATGCTTATAAGAATTATGGACAGAAAATTATATCTGAAGGTTATCAAAATTTAGTTGCGATAGGATGGCCTAGTACACAAGAAGAATTCATCAACAAAATCAAAACAGATGATGAGTTTGCTAAGAAGTGGGGTGAATTAGGGCCTGTGTATGGGGCTGGTTGGCGTAATTGGAACGGCAAATCAGACGAAAAACTTTACGAAGATTATTTGAAAAAAGTTAAAGAAAAGTAGTATTTTTCCATTTATTACCATATTTATATATAGTAAACAATGGTAATTATGAACTACAAAAAAATACACGACAACCTTATTGAGAGAGGAAAAAATAGAAAATTAGAAGGATATGTTGAAAAACATCACATTATACCAAAATGTATGAATGGAACTAACGAACCAAATAATTTAGTGGAATTAACTGCTAGAGAACATTTTTTAATACATTGGTTATTACACGAAATGTATCCCGATAATACTGATTTGAAATATGCTTTTTGGTCTATGTGCCGTAATTCAGATAACCAACAGAGATATAAACCATCATCAAGGGTGTATGAATATGCTAAACACAAAATGTTAGAAGTGTGGATAAAATTTAAACCATCTGATAATCAGATAAATTCCATTAAAGAAAGTTTAACAGGTACTAAATGGTATCATAAACTTGATGGAAGAAATTTAAGAGCCTTTCCTCATGACCCTAAAATAATTGAAGAAGGGTGGTTACAAGGTAGGTTTGGTGGTAAATCAATATCAAACAAAGCTAACGAAGATAAAGAAAAAAAGTATGAAGGAAAGAAATTACCATCAACCTCAAACAAAAGGTGTTCAATAGACGGTGTCGAATTTGAATCAGCTAAAGCTGCTGCGGATTTTCTTAATATGAATGAGTTTTCTATTAGATGGATATTACAAGGTAGAGGTCGTTCACAAAAACATAAAGAAAAGTATAAAAATTGGTATTATATAAATTAAAAAAGAAAAATTATGGAAAATTACAAAGCGGATTATTACAATCCAGAAACATTTGAAAAATCAGAAATTGAAACTAAAATCCCTGTTGATTTAGTTAGACAAATACGTAGAGACTTAGAAATTATACAAGGTTATCTCGTAACACCTACATTAATTAATCCTGATGATAAGGATTCTGTTGTGTTTGGTATTATGGATATGAATGACAAAACAATGAAGTATAAAGTAACAATTTCACCAAACAATTAAATTTCCGTTTATGAAGTATACTCACGAAGATGGGACTCCATTCTCAAAAGAAGAGTTCTTAGAAAAATTACGAACAGATAAAGAGTTTAATGATGAGTTTGGTAATAAAGGAATAGACCAAATCACAAACCTAATCAACGACCTTAAAACAAATCCTGATAGTAGACGTTTGATGGTGAACGCTTGGAATGTTGGAGAATTAGACCAAATGGTTCTTCCACCTTGTCATTATGGATTTCAAGTTTATACAAGAGAGTTGAGTTATGACCAAAGATTTGAAATTTTCATTTTAAAAAATGAAAGAAAGTTTGATTGGACTCCAGATAAAAGGATAACATCTGATGTGTTAGATGAATTGAATATCCCAACCAGAGCAATCTCTTTAATGTTTAATATGAGGTCAAATGATGTTCCATTAGGTCTTCCATTTAATATATCATCTTATGGTTTATTATTAGAAATTATTGGGAAAATGGTTAATATGATACCTGACGAATTAATTACTAATTTAGGTGATGCTCATATCTATAAAAACCAAGTAGATGGTGTTAAAGAACAATTAACAAGGGAACCATTTGAATTACCTAAATTAGTTATGTCTAACCAAATTAATTTTAATGAAAGTGTCGATGAATTTTTGAATAGTTGTTTAATGACTGATTTTATTCTTGAAAATTATCAATCACATTCAACCATTAAAATGCCATTATCTAATTAGTTTTTTCATAATTTGACGATATTTATATTAAAGAGTAACCCTTAAAGTAAATCAATATGAAAAAGTTTTTAATCTATGAAATAAAAAACAATATAAATGGTAAATCTTATATTGGACAATATAGTGGTGAGTCATTTGAAAAGTATTTTGGAAGTGGAAAATTAATTAAGTTATCAATAAAAAAATATGGATTAGAAAATTTTTCTAAAACAATTTTAGAAGAGTGTTTTAATAAAAACGAATTGAATGAAAAAGAAATTTTTTGGATAGATAAATTAAAAACTATTGAAAATGGTTATAATTTGACTGAAGGTGGAACAGGGGGTGATTTGTCTGAATTTATAAAGTATGATGAGAATTGGGTTGAAAAACAAAGAATCTCTACAAAAAAATATTGGGACAATCTAACTGAAGATGAAAGAAAAAAAAGAAGTGAAATTGTTTCAGGTGAAAAAAATGGGATGTATGGTAAAGATGGGTTTTGGAAGGGTAAAAAAATACCAATAGATATTATTAAAAAGTCATTGGAGAATAGAAGAAGTTACGATAAAGAACAAAACCCAAATTGGAAAGGTGGGGTTACTTATGTTTATTGTGAATGTGGTAAAAGAATAGGTTATGGTCATACTCACTGTAACAAGTGTAGACCAAGAACTGAAAGTAATAATCCTTTTTACGGAAAACAACATACAGAAAAAACTAAAAATAATTTAAGAGAAAAAAGAACGGGTGTTTATAATGGGAGTCAAAATATTCCAATAGTAATTGATGATGTTGAATATAGGTCTTCAGGGGAAGCATCAAAAATACTTAATATTCCAATGGTCACAATTCGTTGGAGGGTTAAAAGTAATAATAAAAAATTTGAAAACTATAAATATAAAATATGAAAAGTCCATTAACAGGAAAAGAAATGAAATTAATGTCGGAACCATCCACATTAACATACAAAGGGAAAGAATACAATGTGATAAACCACTTCTACCTATGTGAATCAACAAATGAACAATTCACAACAACAGAATTGGATGAGAAGAATTTAGAAGAATTATACAAACAAATAAATTAAATTATGTGGGATATAGTAGTAATAAAAAAAGAAGACGATAAGTACATTGTTATGACACCCAATGGTGATGTGCATTGTATAACAGAAGAGACATTTCAAACTTTTGAAAGAAATGGTAGGGTAAGTTATGACCCTGAACATAAAAAAATGTAAATAAGTTTTTAATAAAACTTCATATATAGTTCAACTATTTTTGTTGCCAATCTACCAATAGTTCTATTAACATCATCCAAATCAATTTCCATACCTTTTGATTCCATCCATTTTAAAGTACCCTGAATCATTATGTCTTTAGATTCTTCAGAACTATCTAACATGTCTTGGAAATTTTCATTGTCTTCATTATTTTCACCATAATATCGGTCAATCCATTTTTTACCGGAATATAAGAACGGTCCTGCTTGAAACATATTCACAGGACCGGCCTTTTGAACTTTCTTAAGGTATTCTTTTAAAAATCTCCAATCAAAATTTTCAAAAATTTCAGGATTTTTACTAAAAAAATCATATTCCTTATTTCCGGTTTGTTCATCAATTTGTTTTTCTTGAGTTTTTTTCCACGCATCGGTTACACTAACCAATGACAATTTACTTCCATTTTCCCAATTAACACTGATAATTAATGAGCCATCTGATTCAAATGGGTCTCTTTGAACTTTAGTTACAACACCTTTTGTTCCCGGAGGAACGCTTGTTTCACGTTCCATATGGAAACATACTATTTCATCACCAACATTTAATGGTGCATTTAATTGTCCTTTCATACTTATAAATATAATCAATATATTTATTATTATGGAATTTTTAATCACAGAATCACAGTTAAAGAAAATTTTAACAGAACAAGACAAATCTAAAATGACTGATTACATGAAAGAACTATATTCTTTCACTGAAAATATAGTTAATCGTGTTAAATCAATATACGGTTTAAATCTTAAGATGTTATTAACTTGGGGTACATCTGTTGGGGGTCTTATGGTTCCATTAGACGAATTTATTAAAACCGGAAACTTTAATTTAACCGAGGAACAGGGAATTTTAATTCTCGCTGCGGTGGCGTCAACACTCTTTTTTGAAAATAAAAAAGGTATTTCAAAAATAATTGAAAAAATAAAAGAGGAAGGTGTTTTGTCTCAATTTGAACAAATTTTATCTAAGGGAGAAGAATTAAAATCAGCATTTGTTGGTTTTTTAACTTCCATTAATGTAACAATTGGGTCACTCATGGAAGTTGTTGCTTATAGTTTTTTAATTCCAATTATTTTTGATATTTCTGCAATTGCGGAATCGTCAACAAATTTAAGACAAAGTGCATTACAAATCGTTGAGAGATTATTGGCTTCAGGTGTTATTGGTTTAAGTAGTCAATCCTTAACCGTAGCGATTAGAAAAATGTTAAAAAAACTTAAATAATTTACTTGTCTAAAAGTATTTTTTGAATCACTTTTTCTTCTTGAATAGGAGTTAGTTGATGTCTGTGAGGATATTTTTTAAACCAATTTCGAACTAAACTTTCCATATCATTTTTTTCTCGTCTTGCTCTTTTTTCAAATCCGGCTCTTTGTGCTCCTATTTCGTATTTGTGCGTATAATATTTAAATGGGTCAGATTGTTCTTTAATTGCTCTTCTTCCACTATCATATTGTAAAATATGTTCAATTTCGTGTCTAATAACTTCATTTAATTCACTAACTAGTTCATTAATAATTTCATTACCTGAATTAGGATTTACGATAATTTCAACATCTATCACATTATCTTTGTAATATAAATCACCATCAACTTCAAAAGTTTTAACATCGTCACTTTGTTTAATAGACAAATTTAAACTAAATTCAATACCTAATTGTGGGTAATTATAATATTGTTCTGTTTCTCTCAAATCATCCGGTAATTGGTATTCCCCAAATGATTTTGTTTTGTATAATGAAATAACATCATTCACGATTCTCTTAACAATATTATCATATTTTTTCTCCATAATTAAGCTTTCGTTTATGTTTTTACTTATTTCATTTACCACCTTAGTACAAATGGTGGGATTATTTAACCCCCAATATTTTAAAAAATTTTGTAATTGAACCGTAACTCTGTTAGTTAAGATATAAAAAGTTAAGTCATCATTACCCACCACTTTTTCTTTTTTACCGTTCATTAACATATTGGTTAATGCGTCCATCATAGGGTGAGAATCCTGAATATATATGGTACAGGTGACAAATGTCATTTCATCTCCCATCCTTATCATTCTTTTAGTTCCCGTAATTTGAACTTTAACATTAGCAAATACATCGGATGGGAAATTATCACCCATAGGGTCTTCAACTCTAAACTCATGTTGGGATAAGAATTTATTAAATCTCTCTATCGGTAATTCTAATTCTTCCATAATCATAAATACTTCTTAAATGAGTTTGGTTCTTCTATGCAAATATACTACATTTATTCATACAAAAAAAATTAAAATGTTAAAATTTATATCATAAATTGACTCAACGAAATAAAAAAATTATCATTTATAAAAACAAAATAACTTATGTCAAAAATAACAGAAATTAAAAAACAGTATCCCGAGTTAAACATTTCAATAATCGATTTGTTTTCGAAATTTGATGGGACAAAGACAAATAAATATTTACCGTTACTTTGTAAATTATTTGTGTATCGATTTCAACCTAAAAAAATGTGGGGGGAAAAAGACAGTATTAATGAAATGACTCATATTAAAGATAGACTAATTAACGATTACGGGTTCAACACCGAAGGAATGTCCGATAATGAAATGTATTCATATTATGTTTTTATGGACCATTTTAATAGTGACGATGTTCGAGATATCATTTCTTTCCGCAAATTCAATGAAAGAGGATTAATATCAAATAATGATGTTACATCATATCAAACATTTGAGGAAATTAGAGCTTCAGTGGGTTTAGCGGCGTTAAAAGATGATGAAAAAATAATGAAATCTCAAGTGGTTAAAGAATATGAAGACGATGTTTGGTTAGTATTGAGACCGTTGACATTTGGTTCATCTTCAAAATATGGTGCTGGAACTAAATGGTGTACCACTTATCAAAACGATAAACAATATTTTGAAAGATATTGGAGAAGAGGTATTTTAGTTTATTTTATTAATAAAATTACCGGATTAAAATTTGCGGTATTCAAATCTCTTGATGATGAAAAAGAATTAAGTTTTTGGAACGCTGCCGACCAAAGAGTTGATTTTTTAGAATTAACAATTGAGGATTACATGTTCCCGATAGTTAAAAATATTTTAAAATCAGATAAAACTAACAAAGATTTATGTTCGGTTAAAATCCAAATACAAGTGGAAATAGAATGTAATCGTTCAATGTCGAAATCATTGAGGAGTATAGAAGAATTAGATGAAGTACCAATGCCACGAATAAATTTTGAAATGGAAGACAGAACTGTTGAATCGAGAGTTTTTCAATTAAGACCTCAAGGTAGAGAAATTCGTGATGAAATTGAGTCAATTATGGAAGAACCTATGGGTTACGAAACAGAAGTGGTTGAAGAAAATAATTCAGCAATTAGAAGAAGAATTCAGAATATTAGAGAATCATTGGGATTGAGAATACAAAACATAGAAATCGAAGGAACTCATCAAGTTGGAGAAGAAGATTGTCAAGGATAAAAAAAATACCCCGTAATTGGGGTATTTTTTTTATCTATTATTTTTTGATAACCCGAGTTGTTTAGAGTATCTACCAACTGAACAACTCCAATATCCTGAGGTTGTTTTATCTATCTTTTGGTCACATTTATCACTACTTTTAATTTTAGGACTAGTGAATGTGACTTTTTTAATACCTTCATCTATCGTTTTAACATAAACCTCAAATTTTTTAGGTCCACCCAATTCAACTTTTTTTCTTTTATATATCTCCTCTTTTAAAATATCTTCTTCAGTCTCTGTTTCATATATATAAGGTGCATCCAAATAAACATACTCTTTACCTATCTTAACTTTAATACCTAAGTCAGACTCAACCATCATCTTATCTTCTTCATTAAGGTCTATTTTACCTTCATTCCATAATTTTCTAACCTCATTAACCAAGTCAAAATATTTTTGAGAATAGGTATTAAAAACATTGTTAGTTAATGACATTTTTTCTGTGATATGATAAGATAATGATTCGGAGATTACAACATCCTCCTTCAAAACCAAAGTTTTATCTAAATGAGACTTTAATGTCTCTTTTATTAATTCTCTTAAATTACTCATATATTTTATTTTATAATAAATACAACCATAAAAACTAATAATTACACATCATTAAAAACTAATAAACTCACAACAACAAAAACTAACTCTTACACAACCTCAAGGACAAATTGTCTTATATAATGTCCTTGATATTTATAGTTATAAACTAATTAAATATCAAGGACATTATGTTATTAAAAAAAGGGTCGAAAGGTGACGACGTAAAAAAACTACAAACAAAGTTAGGTGCCACATCTGACGGTGATTTTGGTCCAGGGACTGAAAAATTAGTTAAAGAATGGCAAACCAAAAATGGATTAACTGCTGACGGAATCGTTGGTGATGGAACTTGGAAAAAAATGTTTCCGGGTGAAGTAATTAAAGAAGATGTTGTTATTCCATCGGGAGGATTATTCAAATTAGAAAAATTAAAAGGCCACATTCCCGAATCAGTAATCTCTCAGATTACTGACACGGCAAAAAAATTTAACATTACTAACCCATTAAGATTAGCTCACTTTTTGGCTCAGTGTGGTCACGAATCAGGTGGATTCAAAGCGGTTTCTGAAAATGTTAACTATTCCGCAGATGGTCTTAAAAAGATATTTCCAAAATACTTTCCCGGTAACTTAGCAGAATCTTACGCAAGAAACCCTGAAAAAATTGCATCAAAAGTATATGGTGGTAGAATGGGTAATGGTGATGAATCAACAAAAGAAGGATTCAAATTTAGAGGCCGTGGGTATATCCAATTAACTGGTAAATCAAACTATACAAACTTTGCTAAATTTATCGGTGAAGATACAGTATCAAACCCTGATTTAGTTGCAACAAAATATCCATTGGCGTCTGCAGCATTTTTCTTTGACTCAAATAAATTGTGGTCTATTTGTGATAAAGGAGCTGATGACGCTACGGTAACTGCGGTGACTAAAAGAGTGAATGGTGGAACTATTGGTTTACCTGATAGAATTAAACATTTTAAAGAATATTATAATCTTTTAAAATAATTCTTTTGAATGTAACATTAAAATACCTATCTTTGTAAAAAAAAAATAAAATGGGAATTTCAATTAACATGAAATCGGCTCTTAATGATTATAAATGGGTCGTTAGAATTTTAAATTCTTCAGAAACGAAGGAACATTTAGAATGCACAGAAAAATGTTTTAATCTTTGGGATGATAAATATTTACCTCCCGAAGTTGTTGGTCTTGAGAAACAATTTTTGAGACGATTAAGAAATAATTTTTGGAGTAATTATCATCAAAAAAGAATTTCTATCACATTCAAAAAAAAGTTGGTTTCAGTAGTAAAGAACTGAACTTTTTTTAAAATTTAGTGTATTTATTTATTACACATCACTCTTCGGAGTGTTCTCATATATTTTTTTCCAAAAGACCCGTGAATTTATTTTGACGGGTCTTATTTTTTTACTATCTTTGTCAAAAATAAAATACATTATGATAAAATTACAATTATACTTCAATATGATAGGGTGGATATTCATCTTTATAACTTGGGGCATGCAATTAAAATCAAATCAGAGCGATAATTTTAAAAAGATTGAAAAATCTTTAACTTATTTAGGACTTATCTGTTTTATAATTTCAATTTTAATTTACTTTTTAAACTAACAATAACAACATGGAAGATTTTTTTGAAGATTTAAACAACAGACCAAAACCAAATATATTCAAAAGAATATATTTATGGTGGAATCACGATGGTAAATATTACCACAAATACGTTAAACAAGGGGTTAAAAATCTCATCTATTGGTTCCCAATCATATGGAAAGACCGAAATTGGGATAGTCATTACATCTTTGAGATAATGAAACATAAATTAACCTCCCAAGCAGATTATATTGGTAGTAGAGATTTACACACTCGTGCTCAACAAGATGCTCGTTATATGAGACTATGTGTTAAATTAATTCAAAAAATTCAGGAAGAAGATTATACAATGGAGTATATGGATTATGCTAAAGATAGACATTTTTTCACACCTTGTGAAGACAGACCAGGTTCATCACTTTGGAACACTGAAAATATTTGGGAAAAATACGATGACTACTTCAAAAAATACCCATTAATCTATAAACGAGTTATGAATGGTGATGGTCCCTTTGGATTAGACGGTAGAGAGGACGATAAACACGTAATCGCTATGAATATTGGTCACGTAAATCACGATAGAGCCCGTAAATTATTATTTAAAATAATCGAGTCCAAAATCGAGGGATGGTGGGATTAATAAAAAAAAATAAGATGAAAAAATTAATAGTAAGTTTAGTAGTTATTGCATTCACATTACAAAGTTGTTCAACTTGTCACTCAAGACGAAGAGCACAAAATAGAAAATGGTATGTAGAGGTTGGAGCGAAGAAATACGTCAACAAAAAAATAAAATCAATTCAAACACAATTAGTAATTAATTAATATAGATTATGTGGCAAGTATATAGTTGTATGGTAGTGGCAGTAATAGTCGTGGCTGTATTATGGGTCAATGGAATTACAAATATGCACAAAAATCATCCAGATTACAAAGGCAATGAACTTTTTGGAGGATTTGATTTTGATGATGAAGATGAGGTCGATAATGAAAATCAAAAAGATTATGATGAAGATTAAAAATGTTTTCATTATCTTTGTAAAAAAATAGAAATTATGAGAATTACATTTATCAGTGACACGCACAATAAACACAAACAAATAACTGCCGATTTACCAGGTGGTGACATCTTATTACATAGCGGCGATTTAACATCTATGGGTTACGAACACGAAATCAGAGAGTTCTGTAAGTGGTTCAACAACATTGAAGGTTATACTCACAAGATATTCATTGCTGGAAACCACGATTGGGGATTCCAAGACAATGTTGATAAAGTGAAAGAAATTTTGGAATTCTACAGTGGAATTACTTACCTTCAAGATAGTGAAGTTAAAGTTAAAATTGGGGATGAAAGAGAAGTAAAAATCTATGGCTCTCCTTGGCAACCCGAGTTTTACAGTTGGGCGTTTAACCTACCTAAAAATGGTCCGGGGTTAATGAGTAAATGGGAAGGAATCCCTGAGGATACGGACATATTACTTACTCACGGACCGGCATTTAGTATTTTAGACACTGTAGAAGGAAGAAGACACGATAATTTGGGTTGTGAGTTATTAACAGAAAGATTACAGGTTATAAGTCCTAAAATCCATCTTTGTGGTCATATCCACACCGGATATGGTTATGTTAGAAAAAAGGACACTCACCACTTTAATTCATCGGTTTTAAATGAAAGATATACTTACACACAAAAACCAATGACGATTGATTGGAACCCGGAAACAAACGAAGTAGAATTTCCTAATATCGACTAAATAAAACTTGCCAAACAACCTGAGGGATTTTGGTAAATATTTCATCAGAACCTTCCTTACTTAAATTAGGGAGGTCTTTGATGTATTTTTGGAGATATTTTGGTTCCTGTCTTAATCTCGAAACAATCGAACTTTTTCTATATAACCTATCAGGATTATATTCATATTGTTCTTTTATTACCTTTTTAATGATAAGTTTTAAATCATTCTCATTTAATTTTACAATTGTTCTCATAACAATAAATACTTAACATAATGAAAAACAAAAAAGACATATTAATTTGTAGTTGCCACTCAACGGACCATCAATTAATCATAATGTATGAAGAAGATGAATTGGATAATGGAATAACATATCCTATGTGTTATTTTCACATACATCTAAAGAAAAGACCATTTTGGGAACGAGTTAAATATGGTATTCAATACATGTTTGGGAGACAATGTAATTATGGAGCATTCGATGAATTTATATTCAATCCTGATGATTCATATAAATTACAAGAATTGGTTAACTATTTAAAAAATCAAAAAAAAAATAAATTGAAGGTAGTGAATAACTACCTTTTGTAGTATTTATTAGTATGGCAGACCAAAGTAACTTTTCAAGATTCCCAAAAAAACAATTAGTTTTTATTGCTAATAAACTTATTGAAGACGGATTTGAATGGGATGATATCACTCATAATTATCAGGATATATATGATGATAATGAAGATATACTTAAACAAGTATCCTCGTATTTTAACGAGTCAGTGGTCGAAGAGGATGTTCAGTTTTTTATTAAATTTTTAGAAATTAATGATGACTTACTTTCAAAAATATTTGAAAGTAATGATAAAACATTAATGGAACAACTTATAATTCCGGAATCAAATGATTATTTAGTTGAATATACCGTTATGGGTAGTTGTACATTCACCGAATATTATGATACTAAATTCTCATCTTATGATAAAAATTGGGTTATAGATTCAGTAAATATGCAAAGAAATGATGGTAATTGGGATTTCTATGCAGGTCAGTTAAAAGACACTAACTATGATAATTGGGAATCATCAGATTGGGAAATTGATGAAGTTAAAGAAATAAGTAATACTCAAGAATCTCGTAATCCAAGAAAGTTATTAGAAAATACTGAAAAACTTATCCCTAAATTAGATAAAAACACTCTTGTTAGTTTAAAATTTCTTATAGACAAACAATTAAAGAACCTTTGATTTCCTTGTTATTTTTTTCGTTTCTTTAGTTAATTCCCCTATTGTCTTTTTCTTTGATGGGTCAGACCATTCAAATCCCTTTTTATATCTAATTTCAACCTCTACAGGGCCAAAAGTTGTTATAGATGAATTATACTTCCAAATGGTTGTTGTTTCTTCATCCTCGTAAACTACCTGTCTTTTTGTATTTTTAGTGATTTCTATTGCCATGGGACAAAGATACAAAAAAGTTTTTAATAAAAAAAACCCCTTGTGAGGGGTTTAAATTTGTTCTTCAGTTTCTTCTCCTTTATTTTTATTAATCCATTTGTCCACCGAACCGATACCAAATGAACCTAAAACTAACCACACAAAGGCGTTAAAAATGAATTCGTTTATTACTAGGTCTTGACCTAAATAACCTGTGATAATATCCGCAATTGCGAATGCCACCATCATGATGAAAGCTAAAAAGCCAACAACACTTTTTTCATTAATTGAGTTATCGTCATTGAATAACTCGATAAAAAATTTTTTCATAGTATTTGGTAATTTACTTATTAATAAATATCAAAAAAATACTATTTATTAAAAAAATATATCATGGCAAAAGTTAATACAAGTTCCAATTCATCAGTTAAATTAGACATATCAAAAGTTAGTCGTCCGGGTGTTCATTCAAAAAATAAATCTTCAAAATTGAAATCGTCTAAGAATTACTTAAAAAAGAGTGTAGGTCAAGGTAAAAAAAGATAGTACATTTTTTAATTAATAATTTTTATTATATTTCTTATTATGCTAGATAAGAAACAAAGATTTTTTCGTCTAATTGAAAGTTATATTAATGATTTCCGAGGAGATGCGGTACGAGAGTTCTATGGAAACAACTCACAAATAAAAGTCCATACAATGACTCAAAGTTTTTCAACTAATGTCTTATTATTTGAAATTGTAGTTATGTTAGGGGAGACGATTAATGAATCTGCCATGGACGACACACTTGCAAGCGTTTTAGTTCAAGATTCTATGGTATATTTCTATCCTGAATCTAAAATACAAACTTATGTTAGGTTTGATACTTAGTTAATTTGACTTTTTTTTAACGTCTCATGAAGTTCGTTGTTTTCTTTTTGTAAAAATTCAACTTTAATAGCTAATTGTGCGACTGATTCAGTTAGTTTTAATATAGTAAGTCGCATAGTTTCTTTTTCCTTACTACTTTCTTGTAATAACACTTCTAATTTACCAATTCTATCTCTACAATCGAGTCTGACAAAATCTTCATCTTTTTCTTTTCTTAAGGCTCTTTTTTCGTAAAATCTCCAAGCGCTTGTTGAACCTAATATAGTTACGGCAGTAATTAAAACTGTCCAAAGTGATTCCTGTTGCATATTCTAAACTATTTCCTAATAAATAGTCAATTGTTAATAAAAAATTAGGTGTTTCGTTAAAATGCGAATAATTATTATTCTTAAAAGAATAATAATATAACAATAAAATATAATAAAAAATAAAAATAAGTACTAGAACTAGAACTAGAACTAGTTAGGAAAAATTCACACAACACTCAAGTCCTATATATCCTTCTAATGTTGATTGTACATTTCTTGGAAACTCCGAAGAGCCTGATGATTTTACCTGAATAAATAATGTAAATGAATCGGGAACCCATTTAGATAATTCATCATCATATTTAAATGTTGGAGTCATGTCAAATTCACTCATTGTTACCCCGATATACGATGTCTCTAACACCGTTTCACACAGCCGTTTTAATCTATCTTTATCCATATCATGTCGGAATTTAAAATAACTGAATATATGTGTTTTTGTCTCCAAGTATTCGGTTCTATTAATGATAAGAACTTTTCACCTTTAATATTCTCGTATAGGTGGTAAATTTGACCAATAATGGGTTCAAAACGATAAGATGACTCATAGACCTCTTGATTAATAATAAATGAATTATAGAGGTTCTCTGCGTCTCGCATTAATTCTTTATATTTTGTGTCATATATTTTGTTCGCTTTATCAGTCCCATTTCTTTTAAATGACGATAAATCGGTTGATTCTATTTTTGGTGACCCAACATGTGATGGGTACGAAAGTAAATTCGCCCTTAATTCTACCTTATCGATGTGTGATTGTGTTGACATAAAAAAAAAAGTGTCCCTAATTGGAACACTAATTATAAATTATTTTTTTTTTAAATTCAACTTATTGACCTTTAATCATTGATATACCGTGTTTCAGGAATTCTTTAGCTCGAGGAGAAACATGATTCATACCATAGACTTTTTCAATGTCTTTAACTAATTCTTCACCATGTTCATTTTCTTTGTAAAGTTCAATGATTTTATCCATTGCGTTATTACATTCTTTCTTTGTTTCATCAAAGTAGTTATAAGGTTTAAATGATTTAACATGATTCATTATCTCAGATGCTAAATGTTCTCCACCATCTGAAACTTTTGGATGTAATCTAAGTGTTTTTAATAATTCTAATCTATCAATTAGACCATTAACACCATTTTTTCTAATTGTTACACCATCAATATAATCTTCGGCTTCATCATCACCCATAATCTCATCTAATGACCTAACATTTCCACCATGGCAGAATTTTCTATCTTCTTTTTTTTCAGACTCTTCAGTCATGTAAAGTTTTTTGATTGAATCAATTTCTGATTCCGTAATTGTAAATCTTTTAGTTCCCATATCTATAAATATAATGATAAATATAATGTTGTATTATAATATTTATTTAAATGAAAAATATTGTTATTACATTTGGATTTATTTTAACATCATTGTTATCTTTTTCTCAAGACACTATAAGAATTAAACACACCAATTACACAACAGTCTTTAGTAAAACTAAACATTACCCCGTATTAGTTGAATGGTGGACAACCAAATCAATGGTAAGTTGTCCAACACCTCTCAAACGAAAAGATAATTTTAAACCGGACCCTCAACTAATTAAAGAAACTGATATTGTAAAAGATTACGTTGGTAGTGGTATGGATAGAGGACACATGATGCCAGCAGCAGACAATTTATGTCAGTCATCTCAGGTTCAAGACGAATGTTTTTACTTTTCTAATATGACACCTCAACCACATACATTAAATGCTGGTTCGTGGAAAACATTAGAAATATTGACAAGAGAATTAGCAAAAAAAAATGACAGTATTCATGTATGGTGTGGGTCAGTGGGTAGTGTCAAAACTTTTGGGGTTAATAAAGTATCAATTCCATCTAAATGTTGGAAAGTAATTTATATTAAAAAGACAAAAGAATACCTTTATCATATCTTTCCAAATACTTCGGATAAAATACCGTTAGAAAAATTAAAAGTATCTAAAGGAGATGTTGAAAAATTAACGGGATTTAAATTTAAATAAAAAACCCCTTTTTAGAGGGGTTATTTTATTAATATAATTTTTGAGAATCATTAAACAATTTTTTCATTTTAGATTCAATTATATTAATTTTTTGTTGGTCTGAATCCGAGACTTCGAAATTCTCCGCTTTAATTTGTCTAACTTCTTCTTGCATTCTTTGATATCTCGTAATCATATCATTATACAATCGGGCCTTTTCGTCTTGTGTTAAATTCATCATATCTTGTGTTTTTATTAAATGTATTATTATTTGATAAATTGTAATTAGTTATTCTCTTTTTTATGTTTTTTCCATTCTAACCAAAACGAGGTTAGAACTAAAATATTCATTCCACAAGACGCGATAATTTCGTAAATGTCTTCATAAATATTCATGGTTAGGTGTACATGACCAATAACCCAAAATGGAATGGCCAAATTAGACCCAATCCATATTACGGCATACTTAATAAATTTCATTTTAGGTTGAAACGTTAGTATCTATCATATCAAAAGTTGTATTATATATTCTATACCTTATTGATGTTTTGTTGTTATCAATACCAAGATATGGTAATAATTTTCTAATATGATGGTCAATTAGATAATGTTGGTCGAATTGAAAGTCATCCCACATATTCTCTTTGGTTGCTTTAGGGTCATTCAAATAAATGTTAAAATGGAGAGTATTTTCAAGGTAACCAAAAGGGTTTTCGCTATTGTGGACTTCAATTTCACCAATAACCGGGTAGATGTTCTTAATAACATCACTATTAACTAATTTTTCAAGTCCTTTAATTTGAGAGTCATTTATCATAAGTAATAATCAATTGTGTTAACCGGAATTTTAAAAGTTTCAACAAACCATTCTTTAAATCCATCTTTCCAATTATCATTAAAATAACCCTCCAATGAGTTAAGAAGTCCTTGGTCTTCAATATACAACATTGGACTTAATGGTTTTCGATAATCAGAGGCATCTAACCAATAATCTTCCCCATATAACCTGAATAATGTTTCATCATCCATATAATCACCGAGATAAAATTCTATAGCGTCTTGTTCGTCTCCATCCTCAGTTAAATGAGTCCAATGAATATTACCAACATCAAGAGTACTATTTAAATAGTTTTTTACCGTTTGGTTTAATTTACTTTCCGTAATTATATATTTCATTTTAATCTTCTAATAATTCCCAAGTCACTCCTAACCAATAGTCACGACCTTCTTTTAATCCGGTATATCCGGTAACCGATTCAATTATATTTTCCATATCAAATGGATGGTTATAATTGTTGGCTTCATATACTAATTCAAAATAAGGGTAATCACCATCATAGGTTGACCTCATTTCTTTTAAAATTCTAATCACAGGATAAGGATGAACTGATGAATGTCCAAAAAAAGCATCTAATAATGATTCAACTTTTTTACTATCCTTAATCATATTAGGCTAAACCCGATTTTGATTTATCAACTAAAGAAGCATAAATTGGTTGTGCCATTTGATTAACCTGTGAAGATATTTTTTTAACCGTATCTTCATATCCTTTTGACGAGGCATATCGTTGTCCTTTATCGTTCACAAAATTATTCACTAAATCTGAGGCATTCTTACCACCACTCAAATATTTTTTAGCAATTAAATCATAATATGATTGAATCCCACTTTGAACCGACCCATGTTGAATGTTTTTACCTGTATCTACATTACCGACATTAAATGGGTTTTTAGTTCTAATTGGTCTTGCCTTTGGATTACTTGAGAACCCTCCCTCGGCAGATAATTGAGCTAATGCCAATTCAGGTGGTACATAACCTTTAAATTTATTAAAAGAATTTTTAGCGGCATTTGCTAACATATCTCCGTTAATGTTTAATAAATTAGATGACCTACCTTGAATAAATTTATCTGCAATATTAGAATAGGCGTTCAAACCTTCAGTAGTGTTTAAATTTAATTGTGTAAACTTATCACCTGAACTTAAAATAGGATTTGTTGTTGAGGACTCATCACTTTTTGAAGGGGGTTTAGAACCTCCTGATAATATATTCTTCAAGATATCCATACTATCTTTCCCGGTAATTTGTTTTGTTATTAAATCTATAAGTTCTTGTTCGGTTAAACGAACTTTAATTTTCTTTCCCATAGTGATAAATACTTGTATTAAATAAATACAACAAAAAACCCCCATATATTGGGGGTTGTAATAGAATTAATTAAATAATCTTAATCTAATATCGATATTGAGTTTATTTTGTCTCCGGATTGTATTGAATCAATTACTTCTAACCCTTCATTAACTTTACCAAAACAAGTATGGTTCCCATCTAAATGCGCGGTTCCCTGTCTTCCGTGACAAACGAAGAATTGGGAACCTCCGGTGTTTCTACCAGCATGGGCCATTGATAATACTCCTCGGTCGTGGAATTGTTTTGGTGCCGTAACTTCACATGGGATATTATATCCAGGTCCACCACTACCGGTCCCGTTTGGACATCCACCTTGGATTACAAAATTAGGAATAACTCTATGAAAGTTTAATCCATCATAGAATTTTTTACCTATTAAATCTTTGAAGTTGTTTACTGTGATTGGAGTTTCATTGTCGTATAGTTCGGCAATCATATCTCCCTTGTCTGTTGAAATTTTTACTTTAGTCATATTTTATCTTTTGAGAAGTATATGAAAAGTATTTTATATTGTCAATTAAGAAATGCCTGTAGACTTCTCCATCATTATAACCTCAACCTTTAATCCAATATAATTTTTTATCTTATCACGAATTATCGATTCGTATTTTGCTCTCGATTTACTCATTAAATAATTTTTTAATGGGATTAAAACATATATTGTACCGTTCTTACTTATTTCAACATCAACTTTCATTGCCAATGGGACATTAACGTCCTCAACCATTTCTTTAATAGCCAATTTTATCCTTTCTTTTTGTTTTTCACTAATTATCACATCCATCACATTCGTTCTTTAATATCGTTTAACATAATCTCATTAAAATCAACTCCATGTCTTCCCTTAAAGTGTTTCAATAATAATTCAATTGGTTTGTTATAACCTTTATCCCGTAATAACAGGTAAGCTCCCAAATCAGCTTCAATTTCATCCTTTTCATTTCTTGGACCGTCGTGACCCAATATCATGTGAGTCACCTCGTGAGCCTCAATAAATTTTAAAATGTCTTTTCCGTCAGGTTCTCCTACCAAAACCTCACCATCTATTATCATAATATTTTGTCCCGGGAACATAAACCCAAATCCATACTGTTCAAAAAAACCTTCAACTTGTGAATATAGAGGGTCATCTTCAAAAACAACCACAACTGTAACATTATCTAAAAATTCACTTACGTATTCCAACTGAGTTTTATTTATCATAAAAAAATTAATTATTGGACAAAGATACGTAAAAAATGTTATTTGAGTGACTTATTTTATAAATACTTTGAGTTTGATTAAATTTTTTTTCATATCTTTGTAAAAAAATATTATGGAAAAAGAGTTATATGTAATTCGTGGGATTAGTGGCTCAGGTAAAAGTACATTAGCGAAATCTATTGGAGGTGTTCATTACGAGGCTGATATGTTTTTTATTAATCCTGAAACGGGGGTGTATGAATTTGTCCCATCCAACATAAAACACGCCCACGAGTGGTGCAAAGTAAATGTTGAATATGAAATGACTCATGATGCGGAAAGAATCGTAGTGTCAAACACATTCACTCAGGAATGGGAAATGAAACCGTATTTTGAACTTGCGGAAAAATATGGGTATATAGTATTCTCGATTATTGTGGAAAATAGACACGGAGGTGTCAATGAACACGGAGTTCCGGAAGATAAATTGGAAATAATGAAAAATCGTTTTGAAATTTCACTTTAATTCCATACTTTTGCGGTATGAAAATATTCCTTGATGATGTGAGAGACCCTTATGATGTATTTAAGAACACAATTGACCCCATTTATGAGGAAAATGATACTTGGGTCGTTGTAAGGGATTATTATCAATTTATTAACCTTATTCAACGATTGGGTGTCCCAAAAGTAGTATCTTTTGACCATGATTTAACTCAAAACCATTATTTACCCGAAAATCAGTCAAATATCGACTATAAATTGATAAAAGACTATACCGGATATGATGCGGCCCAATGGTTAATTGATTATTGTAAAAATAAAGAGGTTAAAATACCTGAAATTAGGGTACATTCATTAAATTTTGAGGGAAAACAAAATATTAAGGAATTATTTCTCTGAAACAAAGGCTCTAATCTTAATCTTATCCCAATTTTTGAGGTCTTCACCATTATCACCAAGTTTTAATGATGACATAGTTCTATGCCAACCTTCAACTAGTTCATATTTACCATTTTCATGTTTAATTACAATAATTGGTTCATTTTTACCTGTTGAAGAGGCTAATTCTCGTTGAATATCCATTCTTTCCTTATCATTATCAACCATATAGGCATCAACATTCCCAAATTCTCTTTCAATAAACGCATTTATTGTATTTTCCGTAAAATCTTCGGGATTTACTTGAATTATTTGTAGTTTCCATGGTCCTTTTAGGTAATTATATAACATTTTTCCAAGAAATGGTATTGGGTCACCAAAAAATTGATTCATTATATCATAAAACACTTCTTTATTACCACATAAAATATTTGTGGTAAATTCTCTTAAGATATATTCAGGAGTTTTTGGAAATTCTTGTTTAAGTCTATCGTAGAATTTTTTACATTGTGATGATTTTGGGCTTGAAATTGGTATTGAGGTTACAATTTCATTTAAATAATTTTTTAATATGTTCCTAATTTGTTCTTTCATCATTACATTATTGCTATTCCCACTTGAGAGGTAAATCCAAAATATGGAAGGTATTGTTCTAATCCTTTTTCAATGTCTTGTTTTTTTGGTGTATTCTTCCAACTCACCATTGTAATAGATTTAAATGGATGTCCGATTTTAATAAAAATATTATATTTTCCACCCGGATATAGAGTATCTCCTGACCCAGTAATTGTTTGAATTCCGTCTAACTCAAACCAAATATCATCAGAGTATCGGTTAGCTATCTCAAGACCTTTATCAGATTGTAGAAATTTCTCAAACATTTTGAGTGACTGTAATACTTCTTCTTTTGTCATATGTTATAAATACAATAATAAACAAAAAACCCACCTATTGGTGGGTTCTATTATTTTTCCGGGTAATATTTTTTACCTTCAAATAAGATAAATTTGGTTCCAACGGTGTTTATTAAAGATTTAGACTCTTCCCAAGTCTCTTCTTTACCCTCAAAAGGTTTTAATGTAATCTTACCTTCATCTACTAAAATTGTTCCTATTGTTTCACTCATATCTAAATATAACAATTCTTTAAAGATAATGAATGATTATATCAATTATTCCTCACCTCTTTTTTAAGAACTGAATTCACATTTTCATCATAGGTTTGATTAAACCAATCCATCAAAACATATTCAAAATTCATTCCGTATTTTTTCACATAATTATAAATTTTTGGTGACACATACAGACGGATAAATTCATCTTTATTTGATGCTCCCACACCTGACTCCCAACTTGGTTTAGTTGTAAAAACAACCCTAAAATAAAGTTCACTGTTCACCGGATTAAAGTATCTACGAGATGGACCTGAAAAAACGGGATTAACCCTTTCCATTTCTAAATTTCCAATTTTTGGAAATCGTTTTGTTAAAAAAGATTCAAAATTATTATCCTTATCTTCTGTCAATATTTTATATTGTGATTCAGTTATTATATATTTCATATTAATAAATAGATTTATAATAAAAAAACCCTCATTAGTGAGGGTTATTTTTTGGTTTGTTTAAAATTAGGTTTTTCTGATTTTTTTTCTTTCGGTAATTCAATTTCAGAACAAGGATTAGATTCCAACGCAACTCCTAATGCCCTCCGTAGATAATCTGTATACCCTTCAAACAATGTAAAATTTTCTTCTCTCATATTTATTTTTTTTTATTATTAATTTACCAAAAAATTGGTTTTATTTCTTCTTTATTTTCAGTTAGTTCTAATATAAGTTCATGTTCCATTGAATATGACATATGTTCCCAATATATCCCACAAAAATCTGAAATTGTTTTTATATCTTCAAAAAGTTCACTACCTCTATTAATTACAAGTTTCCATTTACATTCTTTCACCCGAGTATATTCTGAGTAGACATGATTAGTACTGGTTATTGATAAAGATAATCTTGACCTTTGTCTATATGAAGGTAAAAGACATTTTAAAATATATTCAAATTGTTCCCATTTACTCATTACTACATATTTTCAATTAAAACAAATCCGATAAGACCTTCAATGTATTTTATAACTTCATCTTCAGTAATAGAACTAATTGGTTTAAATTCTATTTCATTTTCAGTTCTAAATGGAATAAATTGTAAATCTTCTAATAATCCTCTGTTATTTAATTCAATTCTGTTTCTGTCTACCGTTGGGTCTAAAATAACATTAAATTTATCCATCAGTTTTTTTCTAAAATCATCATAATGGTCAGGATGAAATAAAACTTCAAGGTCCGGATGAACAATAATAGTATCGGCACTACTTCTTAAAGATGAATGTTGAATTTTATTTGAAATTAAATTTATCTTTTGAAGGAGAGTTTTATTCCATTCTCGTTGTGCGTGAGGTGTCGGTTCTTCAACTCCCATCCATCCTCTTAAATCCCATTCTTCAATATGTGAATTTTCCATAGTGTTTTATATTTGAATTGGTAATAATCTCTCAGGTAGATATTGTTCAGGGCATACAATGGTAATACTATCAATATAACCCGGATATTCCAATAAGTAACTCATATCCACCTCATAAGTTTCCCTATAGTTTAACATAATATACGGGGTGGTTACCTTATTATCAATTTTAATTCTAACCTTTTCAAAATCAAATTGCATAAAACGATATTCCCCATTAATCTCACCCATCAGTTTTACAACCGTTGAGGTCTCACTATTTGAACTAACTGAACCGGCAATCAAAAAGAATGAACCCGATGTATGAGTCTCCGTAACATCCCGATTAACCAACTGTCTTAAATAAATTTTCTCACTATGATAATCTTTGTATTCTCTTGGTTGACAACTAAACAAAAATAACATAACAAATAATCCTAATAATTTTTTCATACCTTTATTTTTTTTTTTACAAAGATACAAAATAATTTTTAAATAAAAAACCCTTCAATTAAGAAGGGTTATATTTTTTTAACATTTTGATTTTAATCTACGAACGGAAACCGGAATTTCAAACATATTGTAGATAGCGTCCCATACATCATCAACAAGTTCGTCTGAGTCGTCTTGACTATACTTTATATTTTCGTTAATCCAAATTGTAACGGCATACTCATCTTTATCGACAAATCGTACAACATTTGCTTTACAAACAAGGTCATCATTAGGAACAAATATAGTATCCATATATCTTTGAATTAGTTTTACCTTTCTCCAATCCTCATCAGTCTCAACTACAATTGATTCCCGTAATACTTTCTTTATGATTTTATTTAATTCCATATATGATAAATACTACTCAACGTGATTTACATTATATTTGTTACTAATCTTAAACCATTTTGATATAAGATTGAAATAATTATTCTCAATAAATTTTGCACCGAACCGTTTCCCTAATTCAAGTTTAACTTTATCTGAACTATAAATTGTTTCTGTCTTTATATCAAACAGAAAATAATTATTAGTCCAAGTTTGTTCGGCTTTATCATATGTCATATAAGGATAACCAAATTTATCCTCAATCATTTTTACAATTTCTTTTTCAATTTTTGTCATCTAATATGAATGAATTTATTTTTACTGTTCTATTTTCATCTGTAATTAGGGGTCCGGATTTGAATTGGTATTCATCGCCTATTGAACTATAAAACATTTTCCCTAATCTTTGTATTTCTTCGACAATTAAATTTTCAGGGTCGTGATTGGGGTAAAATAAATTACCAAATCTCCAAAACTCATCCCATCTTGAATCTAATTTTTGTTTAAAATGTTCTTCAAGTTTTGATTCACTCATTATTAATTTAACAGTAAATAATGTTGAATAAGATACAAAATCGTCAATATTTCCTATTGCTCCGGTAATGTAAGGATAATCTTTACTTAATACCTTTGCCATCATATCTAATCCTTTTTGTTGGTCTTCCGTTAATTCCATATTCAATAGTTTCCACAAAGATATAAAATTGACTCATCATTTACAAAAAAAATAGGAAATAATTTTTATGATTACAATTAAAAAAACCCTATCATAATCGATAGGGTTTTTTTATTAAAGTTCTTTTTTCAAACGACTAAGAATTTCATTATTCTTATTCATTCTTTTTAAACCTTTTAGAGTGTTCGCTCTGTTCTTTTTTGGTTTCCCGGGTTTTCTTGATTTTGACATGATTAGTATTTGACAATAAATACTATTAAGGAACAATTAATTTTCTATTACCCATGTCTTGATGAATCTCACGACAAATACTAATAACTTCATTTGCCTTAAAACCTAAATAATTAAATAGGTTAAACATCTCATCACAATTTCCCATAACACGAGAATAATGGTCATCAACATCAATTAAAAGCCTGATGGGTAATTTATCCATAAATTTGTTCTTCTCCGTAGGATTCAATATTAATTGAATTTTATCGTTGTGTCGGTACTTAACACCAATGATGGTAGCACTCTCCACTTCAAAAAAAGTTAAAAATAATTCTTTATTTGTCATACCCAATTTTTTTACCAAATGTTTTAATAAACCAACTATGGATAATCTCATAGTAATTATCCGGACCAAACCAAGAGTATAAATCAGATTCAACATCAACATACCAAATCAATTTCTTGTTTGAAGTTTCATAAATAAATAAGTCGTCAAGTTTATAACCATTTTGTATTTTGGTTAGAGACGAATTACCGTATCTGTCTTCCAAATATTTTTCTATTAGTTCTACTTTCATAAAGCAAAGATATAAAAAAAAATCCCACCGGCAATGGGTGGGATGTATTTTTTTTTATTAATATTGTTGGGGGTCGTAGAAAAAAGTCTGTTCTATCATACCCCTGTTATCCAAAATGTATTTTGATAATTCTTTTACCCTATTTTTGATTTTATTACTCTCAAAATCATTCTTAGGTAAATCATCGTACTTTAACCCAATTCCAACCTGATAAAGAATAACATATCCCATATCTGTTGACGAAACATGAATATTTTTAATCTGAGGATACTCATCCTTTAACATTGTAAGTAATAATTTTTTTAACGATTTTTCAGTCATATTAATAAATACCTACTAATTTTGAGAAATAACTAATATACTTTCTTCATCAATATACATTTCATTAATATCCCATAATTTGGTGTGCCATAAACAATATTTCTGATTACATCCTTTGGTTATTGTTACTTTAGTTCCTTTCGGTATTTCAATTATGTCATCAGGATGCTCATATTTTTCGGAAAGTAATAACCGTCTCTTTAAGTTTGCTTCTGCCGCCCACATAAAGATTACTCAATAATCCCTTTACCTAAAATAAGAGGAGATGAAGTCTCGTGACCTGCAACTGTAAAAAAATTATCATACTCTTTGATAATCATTGTTGAATCCGGAGTAAATGTTTGTTTGTATTTTGATAATACGTACTCTCTAACTTTGTTTTGAATTTCTTGTGTCATTTTATTTTTTTTTAGGTTATAATTTATTCCACAAAGATATAAAAAAGTTTTGATATAATACCAAGTATTATAATTAATTTATACGATATTTATTTAATATCAAAAACACGAATATTATGTCAATAGATGAAGCGAGAGATTTCTTAAGAAACCGAGGTCGTTCTACTTGTACCTGTAAATACGGGACTATCGAAAGAATGATAGAGGAGGCAATTCGATTAAGAGACCTTGAGGAAGTAAAATAAAAAACCCACCGATTAGGGTGGGTTTTATTATTATTTTGCTCTCATCTGTTTCATTTTATTAATCATTAAATTTAAATGATTAGCAGTCGCAATATCTATTTTATCTTGATATTCAGGCTTTTTAAACAATTCACTTTTCATCATTTCACTTGAACATAATCCGGGTCTTACATTTTCAATAACACTAAAATCGGGAGTTTTACAAGATTCGGGAACCATATTCTCAGGTATACCTTGGTCAGTAAAACATTTTAAAAATGGGTTATTTTGAGATGTCGTAGTTCCTGTCGTAGTTCCTGCTTCCGGTGCTTGAGCTTGTTCATTAACTAATGGTTTTGAATCTCCAAGTTTTGAATTAATCAATTTAGAGAAATTCTCGGTCATGACTTTCATTCCCCCTGTGTGTTGTTCAAGGATACTATTTTTCTCCTCAGCAGATAAATTATTTAATATGTGTTTCATTTATTATTTTATTATAAGTATCTCGTTATTGTGGAAAATATTTGCTCAGTGTTCCGTTATAATGGAAAATAAAGGACAATTTTATTTAATTTTTACTTTTTAATGGAAAATATCTTCTCTATTCACAAGGTAAAGGACTTACATAATGTCCCACAAACATAGTAATCCCCAAATAATTGTTTATTTTTTCTTTAAGTTCCTTCGCATATTTACGAATTTTAACATTTTTCAAATCTTTTTCAATAGGATTTTTAGTATACCAATCCTTATCGATAATTAAATAACAATGAAAATTGTTATCTTCCTCGTCATACCCAACATCCAATTCACAAATACCTTCCATATCCATGGAATTATAAAATTTTTCTACCATTCTGATAATAGAACCGGGGTTATTTGTCTGAATTGTTGAGAATTGTTCCTCAGTTATAATGTATTTCATATTAATTTCTTTCAAAAGTATAAACACCTTCAGGAAAATTCATCCCTGTTTTATCTTTCATCCATTGCATTAAAGACATGTCTGTATCATATGTATCCAATGAAAACATAGATTGGATTGAATACCAAATATCTTCATGAACCCCCAAAGAAAGGTCTTCATCAGTCTCATCTGATTCAAACACAGTATTATCATATTTATCTGTCCACCAAACATAACCAACCATGGATGAAGGGTGTACATGTTTAACCAACTCATCACCAATAAGATTGGTAATGTAATTATCGATAATGATATTAAGTCGGGATTCTGTTATAATATATTTCATCCTAAGAACATTTATTTTTATGGTCCTTAAAGTATTTCTCCAAGTAATTACCAAATTTATCTACAAAATAATAGTAGAGAGAATCCCTATCTTTTGGTTTTAAAACATAATCAAAGTCATTAACAAAGTAATCATGATACATTTCAACTAACATATCACAAGCATCACCAATAAAATCTCCAATACCGTCATAATCACCACATATATCCATTCCATCAAGAATTCCCCACTCCATATCATTCTTCATATTTTGGAACGGTAATCTCCTACGAACTTCAACCGATAAATCTTCGGTTAATAATCTATATTGGGATTCGGTTATGATGTATTTCATTATTATCTATTTTTTCTTGTGTTATAGAATGTTGCGTTTAATATGGATGGTTTATTAAGCTTATCAGCTGCATATTCTTTACATATTTTAGCCATATCGTGAGGAGAAAGTCCTAACATACTTGTTGCGGTATAGAAGTCTTTATTATCAAAATTTAATACATTAGTCTCAGTATTAAATTCGAAGGCAATACGACCATCGTTATTTTGATAACTGAACATAACATGAGTGGTTCCCATGTACATAGGTCGACTACCTGATTTTTTATAACCGGAATATATTGTATCAAAATAATTGAAGACGAGTCGTTTCATTTTATCCATAATGATAAATACTTAAAAGATTAAAAAGAGAAATTATAAAACCCTCCATACCGCTAATCCATACCGGTCTTTAAACCATTCCCCTAAAAGTTCTTTAAATTCGGGTCTATCAACACTAAACATTGATTGGATATTATCCTGTAATAACCCATTAAAAAAAACATGTTCAAATTCTGTGTCATACCCAAAAGTGTCGGAAGCGTTTTTAGGTTTAAACCAATTTTTGTGTTTTTCATCCTCAATTAATTCTCCATAACAAAATGTATCAAAATATTTAAATACTACTTTTTTCATTTGACAAAGATAATAAAAAAAACCCACCGATTAAAGTAGGGTTATATTTTTTTTTATTCACATTTACATACACCGTCACCACCTTTATCAGGGTCACATACACATTCCTGTTTTGGGGTTCCGGTTTTTAAAGTGTAGTCAGGGAATAATGACATTATCGATTTAATCTCATCAATTTTACCCTCACTATTAAAAATGGTGATAGTCTTTTCTTCTTTATTAATTTTATATTCCATAATTTTCTTTTTTCATTTTATAAATATTCATAAACTATGGTTTCCCGGAATATGTCTAATTAATTTTAACACCCTTCTCAATTGTTTCCTCAAGATAATCTATAAATGCCTTTGTTCTATCTTCTTTACTGTCATAATAGTTACCATAACCTATTATTTCTCCACTTTGGTCAGGTAATGGTTGGGTTTCTTTAACACCATTTTCAATAATATCACCTATATTGCGTGGTCTAAAACCTTTATAATGATAAATTTCTTTAACACCATTTTTAATCACACCATCAATTCTTCCTTTGTGGTGATATACATCATCGTGGGTTTCTTTTATACCATTATCAAGGGTATCTTCAAGTCCAAAATGATTTGGACTTCCAGGCATAATATTCTTCACCCCGTAATTAATTGTATCGTCAATTATTTGATTTATTACATATTGACGTGGGATAGAACTTCTCACACCACCTTTAATAACTCCTTCAACCCAACTTTTATTTTCACACCAATTAAATTGTGTTTCTTTTATTCCATTTTGAATAATATTATCCAACCTTTCATCACCATCTAACCAATCACCATATTCGGTATATGTTGGTGACATTTTAGTTTCTTTCACCCCATTTTCAATTGTGTCATCGATTGACCAATCCGTTTTCATATAAGCCATTCGAGTTTTTTCCACCGTATTCATTACATTATCTTCCACCCATTTTGTGATGAGGTGTTGGTTTTGAACAACCTCTAATGAAGCGTAAGCAAAAAGATTTTTAAAGAAATTATAGTTATACCACAAGGTTTTACATTCAGTTAATTCTATTACCCATTGTTTGGGCTCGGTAAAGATTAACCATGTGGAACCATTATGACTATAGGTGTCCACCCCTTTGGTGGATTCGTTGATTAACTTATTTATTATTTTTTCCATCTACTTTCTTTTTAAACAATTCAAAAAACTTATCTTCATTTGTTTTTTCCGGAGGAATAACAAATGATTCAACTTTAAATGTTACAAAATCCATTTCACCACCATAGGTCATTTTGAAATAATCATTAACTAATGTTTCATAATGAGTTTTATCTCCTTGAGGTGCATTGTTCTCATTAAAATATATATTAATACCAACCAAGAATTTAAAAGTTGGTTCAAAAGTCATGGGATTATAAACACTATTACTTTTATAACCAACTGTGACAATCTCTTTAATCTCAGGACACAATTTTAAAACTACAGTATTAAAACTTTCAGGTATTTCAATCTCACACACATTCACATATGTGTCTTTCATATTAATTGTTGTATCGTAATCATGTTTGGGTTGTCTCATAAGTTTTTTAAATATTATGTTTAAATGTATTTGGGTAAATGGTTGCATCTTCAAAAGACTCTGTGGATATAAACTCACTTTTCATGTAATTAATTACATGTTCCATCATTTCGTAATCTTTAAAATCTCCGTTTTTATGACCCGCTTTCATCAATAAAGACATACCCGCAGCCAGCATCATTGTTGATTCCTTAACAGATAATACCTCTTGGCTCTTTGGGAACCCAATGTCAAAGTAGTTTCTATTATTTTCTCGTCTCCAAGTTACGGCAATTGTTAACTCACTCATTTTTTATTTTTTATCTGACAAAGATACAAATAATATTTTAAATAAATTCACTTTTTTTTACCAACCAATATCCATTATCAAATATTTTAGCATTCGGAATGTTTACATTTTCATAATTATCACCACCAATATATCCATTATCTCTAATTTTATCATAATATTTTGATATTATTGGTAATATATCCTCATTTTTTCTATTATTAACGAATAAAAATGAGATATTATTAAAATCATTGACAACATCTTCAGGTTTTTCCTCAACATGAGATATGTTCTTAAAGTGATAGTTATTACAATTAAACCCAACTTTAACATCATCCCATGTAATATTATTATCAATATTGAACTTATCTTCACCAATTAAAGGGTCTATCGAATAGATATTCGTAAATAACCCACAACTACCGAAGAAAAAGGTTGATTCTCCGAAATGAGGATAAAGTTCAACCATAATTTCATTCTCACCTAATTGTTCCGACAAGAACCCTAATAATTTAGAAATTCCAAAAAAATTAGGTTTATTAAATTTTTGAACCCCAAATTTTGGTTTATCTAAAATCAATTCAACATATCTTTCATTAATATCTTTAGGGTGTTTTAAATAGTGAACTATTTTTTTGTTCATGACATTCCCATCTTGGTCAAACGATAAACCTATTTGACCAGCGCTTTCTCTAAATTCATTATAGTATGTGTCAGAGTCGGCGTTTTCCGCACTAAAATTATCACTTAATTGTTTAAACAAATTTTTTCTTAAGGTAAAACAATTATGAGTGTTATAAAATTGTTCCAAATAAATGTCTGAGGCGTATTTAATTGGATAATACGATTCAGACATATCTTTAATTGTGTCTCGAGTTGCAACATAAGCATGAGCACCATTATAATTTGTGTTAAATTTTGGAACCACTAAATTTTCTGACACATCAATACCGTTCTGTCCATCAGTTTTTTTACCCAAATGAATTAAATCCCAATCATACTGATTTATTTCGTTGAAAAAGTTTTGATATTTTTCTGTAAACTTTTCATCCTCCAAAACAGGATATGTTATATAAACATCGTCCTCTAAAAACAAAGCAGTTTCGACACCATCCGTTAATGCTTGGTCCCAAGCCTTTTTATGAGACAAGGCACATGCGAAAATACCCATGGTTATTTTACCCCAAGGGTCAAAAAACGATGTGTTAAGTTTTTTTTCTTTTATCAGTTGTTCAACAGATAATTCCTTCCCATCAACCGCCTCAATAAATGTTAAGTCAATACCGGGAAGAGCCTTAATGAGAGCCTCTTTCCTATCCGGTCGGCGTTTTAAATTTATTACATATATTTTATCAAACCCTAATGTTGATTCTTTATTAATCATAGTGAGTCAAGGAATTTTTTATATTGTTCATAATTATTTTCATTATTTAATTCTTTAATATCTTCAAATAAAGTTTTTAGTATGTCTTTAATATCATCCACGGAAGTTTTATCTATAACGTCTAACATGTTAGACATTGAGTCCACTTTGTTATTAACAATGAATGGATATGATTTAAAAAATAATGAAGAGCTAGAAGTTTCACTTATTAAAGGGACAGACCCATTTAAGAAACTGAAAAAAGTATAATAGTCAAAACTATCATATGTTGACAAGTTAGAGTAGATATAATTTTCTTTAAAAAATTTCTCATCATTTTTTACTTTACCCTTAAATTTGATTCTATCAATGGTAGATGTTAAATGATTTACCGTCATTTCATTTAAGATGTCATCTCTTCCATGAGTACCATACAAGTTCAGATTATATTTGGGATTAAATTTCATTAAATTTAATAAATCAAATAGACCGGATTGATTTGATGGATATCCGTTAAACCCTATATTCTTATTGGGGGTTATGTTATTTAAATTTAATTTAATTTGGTCTCTATTACCTAAAGGTGGAGATATAACTGAGAATGGTTTGGAGGTCTTAAGATTATAATAATGTTGAAATAAGTTAACATCTTTATTGTTAAAAAAGATAAACCCGTCAGCGTAGTTTTCGTAGATTAACTGTTGTTGATTAAGAGGTAACCCATTAAAACTATTAATCATTCCATTAACATATATCTCTATAAAATCTTCATTAAGTTTTTTACTATGATGAGGTATTGTATCAATTACAAATATTTTTGGGATTTGTAATTCATCAAAGAATTTTCTATAAACTCCAATACTACTAACCCTATAATCCATGAATATTAATGCATGAGTATAAGTTTTATTTATACTGTAAGTTATGTTAGTTGAATTAAAATCATATGTATCATTCTGAGTTATATGTAATGAATCTAAAATTTTATTAAGTGTAATGATTTCATTAATATATCCCTTATTATGATAATTGGTTATGGCACATAAGTTCATTATTTTTTATTTAAAAATAACAAAATAATATTATTTGTCAATTAGAGAGATGACTTTCTTTCCAACTTATACTTCTCATAAAACCAATTGGTAAATATGGAATGATAACGACCATCTCCAAACCAATCACATAAATCCTCGTGAGCGACACCAACAAACCCAACACTCTTTAGTGTTTTATAATAAGTACAAACCCCATTAATGGTAATTGTCGCCTCATTTTCATAGGTTTCACAATTACCATATTTAATTTCCAAGTATTCAAGTATAATTTGTTCCTTATTCATAGGTCACAAAGATATAAAAAAAAATCCCAACCTAATTAAAGATTGGGGATTTTTATTTTATTCCTCTTCAACATCAACAAAGAATATTTCTTTTTCTTCAATTGGGCTCATATCCCAAAAATTTTCTTCAATATATTTTTTCATTTCGTTTTCGGTCATACCATCCAATTCCGGATAGTCCGATACGGTAATGGTTACAGGTGCGTGTCAAACGGCAATACAATGGGATTCTAATAATCCAAAACTGAGTTTTTTAGGTGCTTCTGACATAATTAAAACATTTTAGCAACAGCGTTAATTTCTTGGGTCTCATTCGTAATTTTGTCTCTACGAATATCCATATCGTTAAGTTGTTCCTCAAGTGAACCATAACCAAATTCATCATTGGTTGGTTTCATTTCCGAAGCGTTGGATTCAACATAATCAATAGCCTGTTCTTTACTCATACCTTCCAATTCAGGGTAATCTTCAAGGTTTAATTCCACCGGTTCTTTAACGATAGATGTTTCATAATATTCTCTAGCGAATACAGCAATTGTTTTTGGGTTTTCTGTTTGTTCTGACATAATGTTTAAGTTTTTTGTAAAGATAAAAATAAAAAACCCCACTGTCAAGAGGGGTTATATAATTTTTTACCATGCACGACAACTCCAATAACGGGGTTTCCATCTTGGTCCCGGATTATCACAATTATGTCTAGCTCTAAAGGATTTACGTCTTGCGGGGTCATTCTTTTTAATTGTCATTCTTTTACCTTTAGCGGATGTACCACCAAAACCAAAATTAACCTTAACAACTTTACCCTTGTCATTTTTAACATATACCTTGGACTTCTTCACATCACCCTGCATAACTTTACCAAGTTGAACCTTTCGTCCTTGATATTCGGCTTCAGTTAGTAAGTCACCAACAACAAAGTTGGTTTCCTCAACTGAACCGTATTCATCTTCATATAATGTTTCATTCTTTGGTTTAATACCCTTCTTCTTCATGTTGATGGCAATTGCGGCTTGTTGAGCAGGACTTGAGGCCTCATTTGTCTCTTCATCATAAGATTCATTCTTAACACAGTTTGGATATTTTTTTCCAAACATTGTCTTCATTCCTTTTTTAGTATAACCTTTCCAGCAGGCTTCGGTCATTTCCTTTTCACTTGTTTCTTGCTCGGTAAGAACTCGTTTGATTAATCTAATCAAATCACCTTCAGTAAGTCTAACAATATTCCCCATATTAAATTTCTTTATTATAAATACTCAACAATTAGGATATTTATTAATATGGAAATAATATTAACAGAGATTCAATATAAAAAATTACAATCAAACAAACCTCCAATAGATTTATTACGAAGATTTGATTTAATTAAATCAACAATACCAAAAGTTATTAAGTATTATGATGTTGATGAATACAATAGAGAGGATTTTATTGATGAGGTTCTTCATCAACTATACGACGAAATTGATTATTATGGTATCGACAATTTTTTTGATTATGTTAAACCATTATTCTATGATGATATTGGGAATATATATGATAGGAAAGTGGGTTATAGATTAAAAAGAAGGAAATAAAAAACCCACTAATTAGGTGGGTTTAATAATAATTAGAAATTAAAATCTTCATCGTCACGTCCAGTGTATCGTGATAATTTTTTTAACCAGTCTATTTAAATCTGATTCCGTTAATCTTATAATTTTTTTCATTTTGTTATCATTTTAATATAAATACCTAAGGATTCAAAAAAGGGCTGGGATTCCCTCGAACGAAGTGAGTCCGGACCACGAGATATTATTTCCGTCCCCAACCATAACCAACAATTTTACCATTAATATATTCCTTCCAAGTTTTATTCCATGGACCCGAGAACAATATGGTCATACATCCGTTACTATTAGAAATTCGGTGATATGAATCCCGGGGGAAATAGACCAAGACCTTTTCTCGTCTAACAATATGATATTCCCCACTAACCTCGTCATCCAAGATTTGTTCATCATACTGACCAAATAGTTTCACAGACCAAGCATTAAAGGCGTGGGTATGGAATCGGTCCTGACTACCAAAGGATTTATGAAAATAAAAGAATATAATGGAGAATAACCACTTACACTCAAATAATACAAATTGACTAACGATTTGGTCCCCGAATTCAAATCTATTGTATTTTAATAGGGAAATTGTTTTTGTTTTTACCATAATGAATATACCTTATGGAATAAAAGTATAAATATTATTTTCGGTTATGTCAAATAAAAAAGGTGGTAAGATGGACATTTGATTTCCCCAATATAATTCACTATATTTAACCTATGAACTTATACGAACAATACGAAAACTCAAAAACGGGGGGTACCATCTATGATAAAATTAAAGTTATCACCAAAATCATTATAGAATACCCAAAAATAATAGATTACATATATAACCGAATAGATACCTGTTTCGGAAAACATATTGTATACGTTGTCCATATGAAAGTGGACGATGTTGATATGATTAAAATTGGTTATACCAAAAATTCCATTAAAGATAGATATAAAGAAAAAAGATGGACAGACCACCACAAAATAGAAATCATTCAAGTCATTAGGGAATATACCCTACAATCCAAAGGTGCCGTTAATTTTGAAAAAGAATTGAATTGTCAATGTGTAAATTATAGAACAGATTCAAACCTAAAACTTCCGGGTAAAAATGAATTTATGAATTTCAATAATCTTGATGGGGTTCTATACCAATACGATAATCTGTTCCCGCAATACAAAGATGTAATAGGTCTTAAATCACCAAATTAATAAACCCCACCTTGAAGGGAGGGGTTTATTCTATTCCGTCAATTCTTGTATCAGAAAATCTTTCTCTTAAATAACGAACCAATAACTCATTGGTAAGTTCCCCAAACATTTGATTTAATGAATACTCCGTTTGATAATCCGCATAGTAAAATTGATATTGTATGGTAAGTCCAAATACCTCCCCGTTCTTATCCACAAACTCCCGAGGTGCTCTATCATATGTTAAATCATATTGGGAGTCCATAAAATTTTTAAAAATTCTTTCTAATCTACTCTCACTTATAACATATCTCATATTGATAAATACTCAAGGTTCCAAAAAAAGGGCTGGGATTCCATCGAACGAAGTGAGTCCGGACCGGGCGGTATACGAGAAATAAAAAACCCCAACATTATTGGGGTTTATATAGTGGTTTAATCTTTTCTAAATCTGATATAAATCTATTTAAAGTTGCGGTTTCAGTATAGAACTTATTAGATAAATCCCCCATTTTTTGTTTAGGTATTGACGATTTAATATTCTCCAATTCCTGTTTCAAAAAATGGGATTGTGTGTAAACATCTTTTAAATTTACATTACCCCCTTTAGGTGTAGTAACCGATTTAATTAATCCATCAACATATGTCTCAGTAATACCATTCCCTCCACCACTCTTAACGTAATGTTTTAACCCTTTTATGTCAGATAAATGTGAATTAAATAAAGAACCCAACTTATCCCCAACCTTTACATTAGTTGGAAAAGATTGTATCAACGACTGAACCTTACTCGGTAATTGTGACATAAGTGGTAAACCACTTTTTAACCCCTGTTTCACAAGTGGTTTAGTCTTAGAACCGTATTTTATTATTTGTTTTACAATACCCGATAACTGTTCATTCACATCCGACTCAGTCGAAAACTTTTTAATTAATGTAACCAAATCAGATTCGGTTAATCTTATTGTTTTTCCCATAATATATTTATATTACTATAAATACCTAAGGACTTAAAAAAAGGGCTGGGATTCCCTCGAACGAAGTGAGTCCGGACGACGCGGTATACGAACTAAAAGATATATTCCTCCAACCCATCAACCTCAATCCCCGCCTCCTCATACATAACATAATTCATAATGTCCTTACCCTTTGTTAATGAAGTAATCCTCTTATGTTCCCCCTTAGTTAATGAAACAGTAGAAGAATATTTCTTAATCAATAAGATAAAATCGGAAACACTCATATCAGGAGTATCATTCAATTCCTTAAAGATTATCTCGGTGCTCATCATCCTCTGAATGTAATGGTCACTAACCCCATTACCACCCTCTTCAATTAAACCCTTAGATTTTAACCCCGTGTCAAAATACTTAATACTCGTAATATCCCATAATGGGTTTCTATTCCTTGAACAGAATTCCCTAAGTAATTCCTTATTATCCTTCACTTCCCCATATCTAACCAATAAACATTTAAAGTCCTTTAAGGTCTCCTCAATCTTTCGTAGTTTTAATGGTGATATTTTCATAGACCCTAATGATAAAAAATAATTCCCAATTTATCAAAAAAATTCCAAAAATTTTTATAAGACATATAGACCTTCGTTGAAACAAGGGGTCGTGTTTTAGAAAATACAATAATGGTAATTCCCATCACTAACTAACAATTCATTGGATAATGTTAGTTAATCCCCACATTAACCGAAAATAAAAAACCCCACCTTGAAGGGAGGGGATTAAATCACTATCGCTCTAATAGTTTTATTTCTCATAAATGTTCCATTTGTGTTGGTTGGCCCCGAATTAAATGAATCACCCATAATGAATATCCTGTTTCCTTTATGTTCCTCCAAGAATGATAAAATAAATTCCATAGCCGTTAATATAGAATCAACCATTTCGTATTCATATTGACTCATAAATTCTTCTCTTATAGAATTAAATTTTGAGGTTAATTGATGTTCCCTAATTCTATGTACCGTACTCGTGTAAGCCAAAAAATGTTTCCCATCAATGGTAATCGATGGTGAGTCAATGATTTCAAATTCATATGTTGTCCCCTCTCTTATTATTTTCTCAATTTGATAATCAAGTATTTCTTTAAGCTCTTGTTCTGTTGTATTCATATCTTATAAATAGTAAAAAAGGTCATTTTTTCCCCAAAAATTATTTTATTTGATTTAGGGGATTATCCCCCCTATATGACATTCTGACAGTATAGTATAGGGGGATACCGCAGGGAGGGGGGGTCTACCCCACCCCATAGGGGAGTATGGACCCGGGGACTTATCAATAGTTATGAACACCTCCCCTCCCTACATGTTAATAACTAAAAACCCCCACTTCAATAGTGAGGGTTAATGTTAATAAGTTTCATCAAGTTCAATAGGAACTGTCAGGTTGTCAATGAGGTGATATTGTCCGACCATGAATCTTCTATCATATGTCATCCTTAGGTCTTGTGGAATGGCGGGGGACTTCTGAGTTGCTTCAATGGTGTCGTTAAGTAACTGTGTTGTTTCTCTCATCTCATCAGTGGACCCTTCGAAGTACATGGAGATAACGGTTGTGTCATAGTCTTCCTTATTTCTTACTGCACTATCAATCCACCGGGCCACCTTCCAATCATATTCATTCCCCAACTCATAGGGGTCAATGTATATGTCAAGGAATAGGACATACTTATATTTCTCCAATCCGGGGATGTCAAGTTGAACATCTTTTATCCATGGGTATTCTCTCATTAGGACCTTCCTAACAATCTTATATGTGTAGTTGTTTAATATTTCTTCTGATGTCATGATAATAAATACTTAATTAAATGTTAAATTGTTTGGCGGGGTCATTATAAATCATTACCTTTGTATCACTGAATCGGTCACACTTCATTTTTAGATGAAGAATCAACCCGACAGGGGGCGAACCGGGTGGTGGAAGAGTGGACGGATGAGCGCCCCATATTTTTTTTTATAAACCCCGCCCATTAATGAGAATATGATAATGGACCCTATATGGTTCTGAAAATTATTCTTAATAAAACCCCGGATTGTTTGTGGATTCCATAATTTGGACTATCTTTGTGTTACTTATGAGAAACTTATTAAAATACTTGCTTATCGGTTGGATTGTTGCCGGAGTATATCGTGTTCTGACCGGTGGGGATAAACGACGATATTAGTCTTTGACATTCGTTGAGAATATCTAAAGAGGAATAATCCCCGCCCATATCATATAGTCCTTCCACCTTGGCGTCCACACATGCCCAAGAGTTCATGCTTAGTGGTTTCCTATTGAACCCCACCTTTACCTTCTCGAAATATAGAACCCCCTTTTGAATGAGGTTGTGGTCTGAGATGGTTATTCTAATTACCCCCTCATCCACATAATCTATGTTGAATATTAAATCTTCCATGTATGTTTTCTTTAAGTATAGTTAAGGAACGTATAAAAATAAAGATGTTAAGTGGCGGGGAACGTCCCTGACATGGTGTCAGTTGATAAAAAAATGTTTGGTTGTTGATAAGTTTGGGGGTAATTTATTAGGATTTGTCAGAATGTCAGTCGAGGTTTCGCTAAGGGATAATCCCTTTCCCCGCATTTAACCCCCACCACATTACCATTCTCCCCCACATTTTACCACCATATCCTGTGTGATTATACTGTAAAGACCACTTTTTCCCCTCTCACGACCCCTACAGGACCAGTTTTTTACTATATACAAAACCTGGCAAAAAGAGTAGAGAGTAGTGCAAGACGCGGGGAAACGAATGTAATGAGTGTTATGATAGTATTATAATACTTCAACGAGGGTGACCGATATTACTTAATGGACCATTCATAGACCATTATATGTCCTTTCATAGGAAGACAAGTCGTAGGTGGATATATAATAAAAGTTATTATTCGTATCACTCATGTGAGTTTTAAACTGACTACACTGATACAAAACATAACTTATTATAGTGTCCTGTCATTGTTCATTTCATTTTATTGTTCATTGTAAATGAACATCCTTTAATAATGAACACTCACCGGATTACTAATACCACTTCGTTTATTGTCTTGTCGTTAGTTGGGGACCCCGAACATTAGGGGCGGGGATAGTTTACTGTTTACTATTAACAGTAAATAGTAAAAAGAATTATTATCCGGTTATTGGTAGTAAAAAGGTTATGGACCGATAATGAATATACGTATTTATCCGTATATATACGAATGGGTATACGAATTTAAAATAGTAAAGGATGAAACTATGAGTGAATCCGGAGTGTAGTGGGAACTGACCGACAGGGAAGTGGAACGGAACATAGGTATGAACGAATGGTTTAATCCTTTAGTATTTTCCTTATTGTAATCTATCATATGGTCCGAGTCGTTAATCCCCGACCCCTTTATAATAAAAAACCCCCACCGGTAAGTGAGGGTTGTATTAAATATACTGACTTAACATCATCCTAAATAGTAAATCTATTGCATCCGAGGGTAATTCTTCGTATTTGGGGTAATATGTCATAATTCCTCCATTATCCTTATAAACAATAACTTTAACATTATCTTTATGTAATCCTTCTATTTGGTGTTTGTCTCCATCTTCTTCTTTAAATCGAATTGGAGGTTGTCGTATTATTTCAAGACTAAAATAATTACCATCATTTATTTGATTAGATTGGTCTTTGATATAATTAATCTTATCTTCATCTGTAAAATATTTCTCCACTGCATCGTAGTCACCCACCATTCTAAATGTATTATCTATCCCAACAGTATTAATCATGTTCTTTATAACCTTATCCATTCTGTCTTCAGTTATTACCCCACCCATTATCTCGTGTATTCTTTCTATGTTCTCTTGTAAATTCATGTCTTACTTTCTAACTAAAATTCTAAATATTTCATCAACAATTTGTGATGGTAAACTCTCATATACAACTCTATTGTCACCCACATTATGACCACGATAGTAAATATCAATATACGCTCTGTCCCTACCTAAATAACCAATTTGTTTGTGGTCATTATTAACTTCGTCAAAGAAAATTGGTTCTTCTCCTATCTCCCTTAAACTAACACCACCTCTACCTAATTCAGCAACTTTATCTTTAATGTAATTTGTTTTATCAACCTCTTTTAAATATGGCTCAATCAAATCAATATTTCCCACCATTTTAATGGTAGTAGGAATCCCTAAATCATCAATCATTTTCTTTATTAAATCCGTATCTTTATCCTCGGTAATAATCCCCATCATTGATTGGATTCTATATATGTTCTCTTGTAAGTTCATAATAATAAATATAAAAAAAGGGAGAATATTATCTCCCCTTTGTTTTATTTTACCTACCTTCGTATTGCCATAATACCGCGTTACAATATGCGTGTACCGCACCTTCAGTCATATTGGTCTTATGACAATGTTGTAAATGAATTGGGTGGTCTAAAAACCCTTGTGGGAATAATCGCCAATTGATTGGTTTACTTGTTATTATTGCAGGTGATGTCTCATCTAATGTCTCCCCACAATACATACATAAATTGTTCTGTTCTTTGATATATTGTAACCTAACCTCTCTTCGTTGTGGCTGAGTTAATTTTGTGTAGTCTGTTGGTAAATTCATATGAGAATAATAATCATAGGTATTTGTTTTGTCAAATTAAAACAGTGTGGTGAATTATAGTTATTTGTGGTGAAATATGGTTATTTATCCCCCTCTTTTGGGAATTATGGTTATTTACCCCCTTTCCTGTGAATATTACTTTTTTAAATGGTTAAATCTAAACTCTATCTTTGCTCCCTTTGGGTCTTCCGGAGTCCATCTAAATCTCTTACCCATATAATCAATTAATTCACCTCTCATTTTAATTTTGATTGCGTCTTCTACCTTGGTCTGATTAAGATTAGGAATCTCCCCTCTTAAATAGTTTTGCGGTGTGTCCACTTGTCTTCCACCGTCTCTATTAAAAACATCATATACATCTATATTCACGATGGCCTTGTCGTCTTCTATATTTATATTTTTTACTTGGAACTTTATATTTGTGTTTGGAACTATTTGTTCCGGGTCTTGATACCAATAATTATATGTCTTCGCCGTTTTCTTTCTCTTTGTTAAATCAGGTTCAATAGTTTTTAATTTCTGTATCTTATTTTTCATTACATCCTCGTGACTATATCCTCTTTCTATAAGTTCCATTTCCTTAGGAGTTAATGTAAATAAATTATCAAACTCTTTATTGTCCCATGATACAGGATTTGAATTGCTCATCTGTTTACTTGTAGATGAAGAATATCTTTTTGTCACCTCATACCACTTATCATCTTTGAATATATAAACCGGGTACCACCCGTATGATGCAACTTTATAATATGGAACTCTGTTTGGGTCTTTGGTCCAATATCCTTCTAAATTTGAACCCCTGAAAGGTAATTGAGCTATTGTATATAACTTTGCCTTTGGATTTGATACAACCTTCCCACTTTGTTTTCTTGGGTCAACAAAATTTTCCTTTGTTAAGTTTGAATAGTCACCATCTTTTCTAAAGTTTAATACATACAACTCCAAAATATATTGTTCGAACCCTTTAGGTATTCCCATATATGGTGCAAAGTTTTTGATAGCCTCTAACAAAGACGCTCTTGTTCTATTCTTTTTCTTCTCCACATCTAACAACTTGAATAACTTGGAGATTACTCTTAGTGATGGCTCATTGGATTGTTCCTCTATTCTTTTCATTATTGATAAATATATTGTTAATAGAAAAACCTCATCGTCAATTATAAGGTTCCGGTCTTATATTGTGACTTTATAAGGATTGGAACTTATATTACCCATTTTGGTAATAATGGAGATTATTACACATTTTGGTAATATGGTGAATTATGATTATCTTTGGTGAATAGTGATTAAAATGACTCACCCATTGTGAAAAACATTTATTGTGTGTGTGTTTATTATTTGGTGTTCCATTAAGATGCCCCTTTTAATCAAATAAACTATTTATAGTTATGATAAAAAACAAACTAACTATTGTAATCCCCTCTAAAAATGAGAGCGGAATTATTGACAAAACTCTCACATTACTTAATGAACAACACTATCTTTTTGGTATTCGTGTGATTATCTCTGATTCTTCAGATGATAATACTCGTAAGATTATTAAATCAGGGAAATACACAAATTTAAAGATTAGAATTATTGATGGTGGATTACCAAGTATTGCAAGAAATAAAGGAGCTAAATTGGTTAAAACCCCTTATGTATTATTTTTGGATGCTGACATCTTTTTAACATCCCCATTTACAATATTTAATACTATCAACACCATTGAAGATGAAGACCTACATCTCCTTACCACTAAATTTAGGGTTGAGGGATTTTATTCATTTGTCTTCCCAATATTTGAGTTCTTTAGGGACTTAACAATTAAGACGGCTCCTTGTGCTATTGGTGGGTTTATGATGTTTAAAATGTCAGAATTTAAACTTCTTGGTGGATTTAATAATGATGATAAGTTTGCTGAAGACTTCCATCTTAGTATGAAAGTAAACCCTCAACAGTTTGGTGTGTCTAACGAAAAAGTGTATACAACCGATAGACGATTTAGAAAGAAAGGATTATGGTATATGATTAAAATGGCCTACCTTTCCAATAAAAATAAACATAATCCTGAGTTCTTTAAAGATGACCACAACTATTGGGTATAAATGTGTTGTTCTATCCGACCTACATTTAGGTATGTCCGATAGTAAACCTAAAAAGATTCTTGAATTTCTCGATACAATTAAAACTGATGTTCTTATCCTTAATGGAGACATTATTGATATTGATGCACTTAATCGTGGGAGTAAATGGAAGAATAAACATATGAAGGTTATTATTAAACTATTGGACATGTCCCGTAATACCGAGATTATTTATATCAGAGGAAACCACGATAATGATGTAAAAGAATTATTCTCATCCGGAGTTGGAAACATTAAGTTTATGGATGAATATATCTATAATGTTGAAGATAAAAAGTATCTCGTCTTTCACGGTGATAAGATTGATATCACAACCAAATATAAATTCCTTACACAGATTGGTTCCATTGGTTATGACTTCGCTCTTCGTCTTAATACTTGGTACAATAAGTATAGAGAATTCACAGGTAAACCATACTATAGTATCTCTAAAGTAATTAAAGAAAACTTTAAAAAAGCATTATCATTCATTAATGATTTTGAAATTAATGCTTGTGATTATGCCAAGACCCTTAATTGTGATGGTGTTATCTGTGGCCATATTCATATCCCCGCCATTAAAGAAATAAACGGAATCAAATATTATAACTCCGGTGATTGGGTGGAAAACTTCTCCACCCTTGTTCTTACTCAGGACAATGAATGGGTAATTATTTTTTAGTATTTCTTTGTATTATAAATTATTCTTTATATCTTTGCCTCATGGAAATAGACTTATCAAAATATAGTATTGGAGAACTTGTTGGATTAAAGAACGAGGTTAGTAACATGATTAACAATTACAAGGATGGTTACTTTTACATCTGTAATGTTCGTTCATATGGTAGGAATTGGAGAGACAATAGTATTCATAATATTCACACACTTCAAACACTTTGTTATGAGTATGGTGGTGAGGATGGTATTGTTGATGTCTATTCTAATAATCCCGACCTTTCCATGATTGAGAACTATGGTGACCTTATGTATATCGTCTCTGAATCTGATTATACCAAGTGGAAAGATTATGAGTATTTTAAAAATACTATTCCATCCATTTCTAAAGAATTAGATGAATGGGAAAATAGAGATAATGTACCTTTTCTTTATCGTCCATCGTTTGCCCCATACTATAGTAGAGAAGAATTAGATAAGATGATTAAGAAACTTGCCGATGATGATATGTCGTTTATATTCCCCACCCCTTATAAACCGAATGAAGATTTAGATACTGATGATAACTAATCTCTCATGTGGTGGCTATCATTAAATCCCAATCCCGTTTTTCTCTTATGAACTATTTATAAACTATGAAGTATATTATTACAGAGAGTCGATTAAAAGATGTGGTTTCAAAATACTTGGATAGTATCAATTGGAGGGTTTTAGAGTCAAGTGATGAGATATTCCCTTTTGAAGTTTATGAACATTCATCAGATAAGGGCCCAACTTTTGTTGTTAGAGCCAATACCCATAAATATGGTGTGACTAATGTTTTATTAATTTTAGATTCATTTCAGAATAAACTTGAAGATATGTTTGGTGAATCTACCGTGGGTGAAGGACCCGATGACGAACCAAACACATTAGTAATGGATTGGTTCAATAAACACTTTGATATTCAGGTTGAGGATTATTCATTCCTAAATAACAATTATTTTAACTAATCATGAAATATATTATAACAGAGAATAGATTGAACAACATAATCTTTAAGTATCTTAACGATATTGATTGGGAGATTGCCGATTATAATGATTGGGAGTTCGGACAAATGACAAGATTATTCTTTAAAAGCGAATCTCAATTTCCTGAAGACACAATATTTGAGGCATATAACAATGAAGATTGTACCGATGTTAGTATTGAAGATGATGTTGAATGTCCGGAAGAACGAGTATTATTAGTTAATAGACCATTCTATAACCAAATTATGGGACTATTTGGGTTAAATCATCAAAATACCCACTCTATATTGATTAGTTGGTATGAAAGTTACACTAACGAAACTATTGATGACAAGTCATTGGGTTTTATCGATTAAAACCCCCCGCCATCAACGAGGTTTATAAGTTTATATTACCTGTTGTAAGGTCTAAACCTTGCTGGATTTGCCTTTATTGCCGACTTGGGAAATCTTAAACCAACCCCTTGTTGTCTTGCATTTTTTAACGTTCTTGAGTATTCTGTTAGTTCCTCATTTCCCATATTATCAATAGATTTTACAAATTTATAACATTTCTCACTTACCCCACCTTTTTCGTGGTCTGTTATTGATATCGTTACTTTGTCATAATTTATTTTAATGTCCGGATGATGGTTTTGTGTTTCAGCAATTTTTGCCACTTTATTAACAAAATCAATAGATTCATTAAAATCTTTAAATGTAAAAGTTTTTTCTAATTTTTGATTTGAATTACCCCAACCTTTGGATTCATTAACTGTTTCCCTTAATACTTTTCTTATGTGTTCTTGTAAGTTCATTATTTTATTTATAATTTTGTTTGTCTTGTAAGTTCATATTGTATTAACCTTAATCATATTATAAAATATCTCAGATATTTCATCAAAACTACTAACGTTTTTTGATTTAATTGTATTTTTTGTTTGTGTTATTAACTTTTCAAAATGATTTAATGGAACGTTTTTATATACCGATAACGTTTTTCTATTTGGTACACTTATAAACCCTAATTTAAGAAATTCCCTCACTTTTCTATTTGCAAATTCGTCAGCAATTATTTCAATTTGTTTCATCGCAATTGAGGCATCTTTAACATCTGTTTCATCCAAATAAAATTCATACATTTTTTTATCACCATATTTTTTATATTGATACTGATGGGCAATCTCATGGAAAATTATAAATAAAAAATCAGGTAATTCTTGTTTAAATATTACTTCATTAAATAAAACCCCATTGTGTAACGCCAACCCTAAAGCCGGATATTTAAACATCGTAACTTCAATTTTTTTACAATTTGAATCCTTTATAAATGATTCAATATTACCAATAAAACTTTCGGTTTCTGGATATGTTTTCATAATTTGTGTTAGGAATGACTCAATACCTTGAGTTTCTTCCCTTAATACTTTTCTTATGTGTTCTTGTAAGTTCATATTATTTTTCTTCCGGTAATTTTGTATCTTTGATAAATTTGTTATGTGAAGCTTTATATGATTTTTGAGTTTCATCATTAACATTTTTTGTATATTGCCAATTCCAATATAAATCTTTATTTGGTTTAAATCCGTAAAACTCATGAACCTGCTTTTGTATTTCAGTTACATTCTCACCATTCCAATTCTGTCCCACACAAATAAATCCGGTCTCAATATCTTTAACAAGATTTGATTCCCCTAATGTATTATGTCTGTTCTCAATCCAAGTTAATCTCTCAATTAAGTTCTGATAGAACATATTGGTTTGTCCCCATCTTACCGAACTAAAGAATATAACCGCGTCAGATTCAAATAATTCTTTGGAAATCTTCCATAACTCATCCTTTGGATTGTTAAAACTCGCCCAACACCTGTGGTCCCCTGATGGGTTTTTTTTCTTATCTTTGAGCATCGCCTTTAATACACCACAACTATTTCCATCTTTTCTTGATACATTCCCTTCACATGGAACAATATTAAGTTCAGAGACATCAATTAATACTGAAGTATTTTTTAATTCATCGTTGAGATACATTGCAATTGCCTTTGATTTTGGAATGTCAATATTTTTATCATCCCAATTAAATCTATTGGAACAACTTAAGATTAAAACTTTTTTCTTATCTTTGAGGATGTCCAATGTTTTTTTAATTGATTTCCAAGCGTCCGATTGAACCATTTCTTCGGCAATCATCATCTCTCTTATTCTTTGTATATTTTCCTGTAGGTTCATTCTAAATTAAGTATTTCTTGTTTAATCTTTAAGGTTTCCTGTTTTAGTAAATCAAAATACTTATATAACTCATCATTTCTATCGTATAATCTTTCTATCTCCTCTGTATAGTCCTCATCAGGGTGTGTGTTATATAAAAGTTCAAACACTCTATCATCATTTTTGTCATGCTCTCTTCTATAATTGTTATACTCAATCAATTTGGATATATCAATATTTAAATTCTTATCTTTGACGTAAGATATTAGTTTTTCAACTAGTGAGTCCGATGTAAAACTATTTTCATCATCTAAAAACGCCTCAACCGAACCAATCTGAAATTCAAATTTATCTATGTTATTTATAACATTGTCAACACTTGTGTTTATTGTTATATCATTGTCCTTTGCAGACTTGTTTAACCCCTTCTCTATTTGTTTTACAGTGTATGACGATTTAACCTCAGAGATAATCCCCATCACTTCCTGTATCCTATTTATATTCTCTTGTAAGTTCATGTTAATTTGTTATTGATTATCCCTTAAATTATTAAGATAAGATTCCATCTCATCTTTTTCATCGTATTTAAAGGTTTTTAATACTTTAATGTTTTTAGTTGAGATTGATTTTCCACCAGCACCTTTATTTACATATATCCTATCCGATTCCAAATGATGTATTGGTGTTGCTTGAAAATAATATTTAAGTGGTAAATAAGCCATCGGTATCATTATTTCAAATACGGCATAATCCGGCATCTCAATCTCCGATTCAACATCAACACCCATCATCGATTGTATCCTATTTATATTCTCCTGTAAGTTCATA